ATGCCTTTCTACAGTATGTAAATGATGTACACTGGGCGGGAGCCATAAAACTAAAATCACTTTATTATTTACGGTCTGATTCTGCCAGAACCACAGAAAATGTAAACATAAAAATTCCTAGAATAAAATTAGATGAAGAGGGGTGTTTAAGCTGTGAAGGATGAACCAAACAACAAACACTATGATGCACTAATAGGCTGTATTATGCAAGTTGAATGGGAAGATGCTTGGATAGATACTGAAGATCATCTCATAGATGAAGCTAAGAAATTAAAACCCATACTAAGATCAAGTGTGGGTTATTTAGTAGCTGATAATGATAATGAAATTATATTATCTACTGACCGCTATCATAGTAAAAAGGAAAAAGAGTATGTTAATGCTGTGATGGTAATTCCAAAAGGAATGGTCACAAGATACTGGGAAATTATACCGCAAATGGGAGCAGAGTTTGAACCTAATAATAGCTAGTTATATATCTGTATTTGTTAAAGCCTTTCAACAAAGGAACGTGGCCTTTAATAATTATCTATACGTTCCTGTCTTTAGTTTGGCTATGGCCTTTACCGAAGTCTATATTATAATTAACATAGTCCAGATGGGAGCTAGTCTTGATGTAGTTTGGAAGTTAGCAATAGGGGCTGTGTTTGGTTGTTGGTCAGCCATGTATTTACATAACAAAGTACATGGAATAGCAAACGAGTTTGATTCAATAACCAATCTTATGAAAGATTATATTAAAGAAAACAAGGAGAAGTAATGAGTTTATTATCAACGCGAGATTATTATAAGCCGTTTGATCATCCGTGGATGTTTGATTATTATGTACAACAAAACCAAATGATGTGGTTGCCAGAAGATGTACCACTACATAACGATGTAAAGGATTGGCAGGACATGGCCGAATCAGAAAAGAATCTATTAAGTCAAATATTTAGATTGTTTACGCAATCAGATGTAGATGTTGCGTCTGGTTATATAGATAAGTATATGCGTGTGTTCAAGAAACCAGAAGCAAGAATGATGATGTCATCCTTTGCTAACATGGAATCAATACACCAACACGCCTATAGTTTATTGTTAGATACAGTGGGGATGCCTGAGAAAGAGTACAGAGCATTCGCTGAGTATGAAGCCATGTCTGACAAGCATGAATACATAAGTAGCTCTCCTCTTAAAATAAGCGACAAAGAATCAATAGCTAAAAACCTAGCAATTTATTCTGCTTTCACTGAAGGGCTTCAACTGTTTAGTAGCTTTGCAATTCTTTTAAACTTCCCTCGCTTTGGGAAGATGAAAGGCATGGGACAGATAGTTACTTACAGTATAAGAGATGAATCCCTGCACGTTGAGGCAATGACTAAACTTTTTAGATCGTTCATAACAGAGAATGTAGATATATGGACAGATGATTTCAAGAAAGAAATCTATCAGGTCTGTAGAGAAATGGTTAAATTAGAAGATAAGTTTTTAGATTTAGTATTTGAAATGGGAGATATTCAAGGATTAACTAAAGCTGAAATGAAAGAGTATATAAGATACATAGCAGACAGACGTTTGTTACAGCTAGGTCTGAAGCCTAACTACGGCGTAAAAGACAATCCACTGCTTTGGTTAGATGATGTCTTGGGAGTTGAACACCAAAACTTTTTTGAAGGGAGAGCCACTACCTATATGAAGGCAGGGCTAAAAGGCAATGTAGAAAATATAAACTTTGCAAGTGTACAATAATATGGATAATAATCAAGAAGGAAATTTAGTGTCTCTTAAAATAATTCTTACTAAGGAAGGTACAATAATGTCTGAATTAAGTTATCTTCCGTTGGGTTGTGTACGAGAAATATTTCAAAAAGAAGATGTGGATATAATAGAGAAAGTTATAACGGAAGGCAGAAAAAAATTAGAGCCTTTACATGAATACCTAGAAAAAGAGATACAAGCACTATGACAAAATATACTATAGCTAATACTTTACCTCCTGTACCAGACCACAGGGACATTCCTTATCGCTCTCCTTTTAAAGCGGAAGACTTGCCGCCAAAAATAGATATGCGTAAAGATGTATTTGAGGTAGAAGATCAGTTGTCTATTGGTAGTTGTGTAGCTAATGGAGTGGCTAGTTCTTGTGAGCTTATTGCTAATAGAAACAAACAGCCTATGGATTTAAGCCGGATGTTTCTTTACAACGCTACTAAGTCTTATGAGGGTAGGCTAGGCCAAGAAGGATTGTATACTAAAGATGCTTATCATATAGCATATAAGTACGGTATGCCCACAGAAAAAGAATATCCTTATGACTTAGCTATGGATAATGTAGACCCACCAGAAAATATCTACAAGAAAGCTTTTAATAATAGAATCAATAGGTACGAAAACCTATCTAGAAATGTAGTTATTCATACAGACTTAGTAGTTCATAGGATTAAATCTGCTTTGCATGAGGGTATGCCAGTTGGTATAGCATTTGTTGTGACTGAAGATATATATAATCTTAAAGGGTCTTGGAAGGAACATAAGTATCCTTCTATGTATGATAAGAATAGTTCCTCTTTGGGTGGACACTATATGTTAATAGTAGGTTATGATGACG